GGGGGTGTTCGGGGCACTTGCTGCCGACCACGGCGGGCCGGAAGTCAGAGGGGGCTTGGCGGTCGAACTCGCGGGAACGCCTGATCCAGTTGCGCCAGGCGGCGTTCCAGTCCTTCATCGCCTTACCGGTGGCGGTGAAGTGGTCGATGAACTTCTGCGTCTCGGTGTCGATCTGCGAGGCGCGGACTACAGTCGCCGCCCATTGGCGCTGTTCGTCGGTTGGAGCGAAGTCGGCTGGGAGCGCGCTCGCGCGCGTCTCGCTCTTGACTTTCATGGGTTTGGGGTTGGGGTTGGGAGCGTGCGTTACCTCTGCGTTAGTAGCGGCGTCACTAACAGCGTTACTAACGGCGTTACCTGAGCGACGGCGCTTGAACTGTGCCTGACGGAGTGCGTTCTGCTCCCTCTTGGCCTTCACCTCGTCAGCGGAAGGCTGGAACTCCAGGTAGTTGACGATCCGATACCCGCGCTCCTCGGCCTCCCAGATGCCAGCGGCGATCAGCTGGGCGGCGCCATCGTCAGCGAGCGCACCACGCCCGTACATCCCGTCCCCTACGTCAACGCCATCGAGGTTGACTAGGCGTGGCAGGGCCGACTCTGGAATGAACCCATCGGTGAGGTTCCGATTCGCGTAGGCAAGGCTGGATACCCAGAGGGCTACCCCAATGGCGTTGACCTCGTAGAACTTCGGGTGGTCGTAGAAGGCGTCATCGACGCGGACCCATCCCATTAGATGGCCCCGAGGTGGTGACTTGAGAACAGGTGGCGGGTAGGCTTCACGCCATCCCCCTTTCGCCTAGATCGAAAGTGCGGGTAGAAGCCGTCGAGAGTTCGCGCTCTTGGCGGCTTCGCTCATGCTGCCAGCCGAGTCCGTCACCGTGCAACGCCATCACGCCGCACCTGTGGACATCTCGTGGACTGAGGCTCTGGCGTCGGGTGCTGCCTGTGACCACGGGAACGTGACCCCGTGGCGGTAGAACGCGCGCTCGAGGGACTTGCGCTTCAGGCCGAGGCGTTCAGCGATGCGGTCGGGAGTCTCGCCGGCATCGTGGAGGAATAGCGCGTCCTCGATGAGTGCTTCACCGCGCCACGTTTGCCGGCCCTGCTCGGCGTAGCGCGCCTCGTAGTTGCGCCTCCAGGTGACACACACCTCGCAGCGGCATCCGCGCTTGTACGCGACCGATCCGTGGCTCATGCGACACCGCCGAAGATGTCCGGCTGGATCGGCTTAGTCAGGCGCTGCTCGATGAGCTTGAGGTAGTCGTCCTCCCGCTCGATGCCGATGGCGTGGAATCCCTCGATGACACACGCCTCCAGCGTGGTCCCCGATCCCGCGAAGGGCTCCAGGGCGGTCCCGCCTGGAGGTGTGACCAGGCGCACGAGCCAGCGCATGAGACTGAGCGGCTTCACCGTGGGGTGGGCGATGTGATCTTCGCGCGTCTCTGCGGGAACATGCTCCCACTTGCCATGCCCACACGACGGCAGGCCACCCGCGCCGCTGCGGATTGTCTTGCATCCACACTCGGGGCACCGCTTCACCGTGCCAGCGATCACCCGGCCCTCACCCGCGCCTTCGCGCTTGACACGCGGGCGTTCGTCGCTGCCAGCCTTGGCGGTGTAGAAGAAGCGTGACGCACCGCCGGACTCGTTGTGGCCGCGCTCCGTGGCGCCGTTGGTGCTGCCATCGCCGCCATAGTCGGCGCCAGCGAAGGAGTGCCCTTTGGGTAGCGGCATAGATGCCGCTCGGCTGACACTCACCCCACTCTGCTCATCCAGCAGCGCGGCGGCGGTGTCGTCGAGGATGACGTTGGCGGGCCAGCGGCCCTTACCCTCAGGCGCTGACCAGCCGCCAGAGCCGTCGCCACCGCTGACTGTCTCCTCTGTGCCGAAGGTGGCGGTGCGGCGTCCAGCGGATCTGTCGTCGGGTCCGTCGATGTTGATGCGGCACCCGTCCACGTTCAGCGCCCCCGTCCCGTGCGCCAGGACATTCGCCGCGACGGTGCCGATCAGGGGCTTACGGGCCAGGACGATGGGCTCATGTGCAGGTTTCAGCGCGGTTCCCCAGCCTTGCCAGCGTTCGGCGTCAGGGGTGGCGGGAGCGGTGATGTTGACAGACTCAGCCTCGGCCTGTGTCGCGCGCTGAAGCACGTCACCCTTACCAGCCCATCGGTCGGGGATGGTCGCAACAACCTCACGCTCAGCCCCCGCCGCCTTGTCGATAGCCTTGGACACGTCCAGCGACTTCGGGAATCCTGAGCCGTACAAGTATTGACACTGGTCGCGGATCTCGAACCCCGCCAGCCGGATCGCCAGCCCCATCAGGTCCACCGTGCGCGATCCCGCAAACACCAGCATGTGACCACCCGGCTTCAGAACGCGCAGGCACTCATCCCACACCGCGACAGGAGGAACGAAGGCATCCCACGCCTTGCCCATGAATCCAGCGCCACTCGGGATGTAGTCACGCTCACCGTTGATCCAGCGGGTGAAGGTGTCGATAACGTGGCCGGTGTCGGTGTTGCTCAAGCCATACGGCGGGTCGGTGACCACGGCGTCCACGGAGTTGTCGGGCAGCTCACGCAGCACGTCGAGGCAGTCGCCGTGGTAGAGGGTCACGAGGTCGTCGGAGTAATGCGGCTTCACCGATGCCCCTCCATCACATGCAGCCGCTCGAAGTACGCAGCGGGGTTAGCGGGGCGTGGCTTCATCGCGTACCAGTGCGCCATGCAGCGTTCGCACTCAGGCAGGCCGACGTCGCTGATGTGCAGGCTCACTTCGGCACCGCCACACCGTCGCGGCGGTGACGCGCCCGCTCCATGCGCTTGTTCAGCGCGTCGACCGTGCAGCCCAACTCCCGCGACAACTCCGCAGCGTTCCCCACGGACGCGATGAGCGCCTCGTAGCGCGGCAGGATGCGGTCGTCACGTTCACGGTTCGCCATCGCCACCCGTGCCCCGTTGCCCTGAGCGCCGCGCGTCATCCCCCGCCGCTTGCGGATGTCCTCCCGCTCGTGCGGCAGGAGCCCACCCCAGATGCCGTAGCGGTCGTCCTGCTCCAGCGCGTCGTCTAGGCATTCCCGCTGTACGGGGCACCGGGCGCACACGGCCTTGGCTGATGCCATCGCGCGGCGTTCACCCGGCCCCCGCTCGGGGTGGAACAGCTCGGGATCGACACGGGCGCAGGCGGCGGATTCACGCCACGGCGCGATGTCCAGTTCCAGGCGTTCGATGAAGGTGGTCATGTAAGCACTCCTTGAGTGTTGACCTTGCGGAGCCATGAGAGGAGGTCCGCGAGGTTCTTGGTCGGCGAGAAGATCAGGCGCGTGCCGTCTGCGGAGTCGCAGCCGATGTGCTGCGCGTACTCCATGCGCTTCTGTGAGTTGACGCGGCCCATGTGGACCCACTTGCCGCGTTCCTTCGCTTCGCGCGCTAGGACTGCGGCGGTCGGCCCCAACTTGAACTCAGTCGAGCCGCCGATGAACAGTGCGTCGAACTCATCCCACGGGACCTCCGTGTTCTCAATGCCGTCCTGCGCAACGAACGCTGCGGGATACCCGAGGGTGCGGATCTGCGGCAGGAACGCCAGCGACCGGGTGAGCGTTGCTTCGGCGTCACCCACAACGTCGGGGGCTGTGGCGAACCTGCATCGGCTGATCTGCTCGGGGGTGTAGGACGCGAGCCATGCCAACCACTTGTCGTCGCCGGGGTAGCCCTTGCCGAAGCAGCCGTTGTCGGCGCACCACTCCACGCCATCGGGCACGGGGTTGCCTTGCGCCGGGGTGGCGATCATCGACAGCAGGCCGGATGCCATCACTGGCCCCGTCCCTGTCGTCGGGTTGGCGAAGTAGCGCACATCAAGCCGCGACCCTGCGTGAACGGATGACGCCACCAATGAGGGCGACAGGGATCGCGACCCACAGCACCTTGCCGACCAACTGCCCCGCCATCGCCTGCGGCGTGATCGCAGCAGCACCGAACGCGATGCCAAGGAACAGCGCCGTATCAATGACGGCACCGACCAGGGACGAGCCGACGACAGCTGAGCGCCAATGCTTACGGCGTAGCGGTGTGTAGACGGCGGTATCGGCAACCTCAGACACGGCGAACGCGATGCCGGAGGCGGCGGCGATGAATGGGTCGGCCAGCAGGAACGACAGCGCCGTGCCGATGGCGATAGCCATCCACACCCCGCGAATGCCGTTGGCGTCGTGGATGAAGTCACGGGCGACCAGGGCGAACCCTGCGGCGTAGGTGCCAGCGGTGGCAACGAGTCCGAACCCGACCGGGACGAACCCGAACTCGGTCGTGAGCCAGTTCGCGGCGACGACCGCGAGGATGAACGCGGTGATGGGTGTGTATCGGCGGGTCACGGGAACCTCATTCCGAGAGTGGTGGCCGCGCGCTTACCGCACACAGGCCAGGGCTTGAGCCAGT